AAGAGGAGTAAAAGTTGCAATTTCTATTAATTAAACAAATACTAAAACCTATCATCACTAGATGTGGTACCTTATTAGGCGCATATCTTGCGGGTTTAGGTATAGCATCGGCTCAAGTCGATACTATAATCATTGGAATGACTGTCGCTTGCGGCGTTGGCATTGACCTTCTTTCACGGAGGTATGTAAAATGATTAAACAAACAATATTTCATGCAATAGCAGGAATAATATTAGGAATAGCATTATTTGCACCATTCATGGGAGCATTATAATGGGATTTTTTACTTCAATTGGCGCCACAATAGGGTCAATATTTGGCCCAGTGGGAACGGCAGTAGGAGCCTCAATAGGTGGAGCATTAGACGGCAAAAAAGCAAGAAAAGCGCAAGAACGCGCAATTGCTGAACAAAACCGCATTGCAACAATAGCAGCAGAAAACGCAAGCCGACCTGTAACCACAAAACAAGAAGTTGATTTTGAAGGAACAATTAAATCTGCACGAAATGCAGGATACAATCCATTAACAGCTCTACGAGCAACAGGTGGTAATATAACTGGTACAACAACAAGATATGTAGCTCCCCTACTATCTTCAATGCCAACAAGAAATTACATCGATATAATGGAAGATGCATTTACCGGATATCAAAGTTTTCAAAAAGGTAAAATAAATACACAAAAAGAAGGTTTAGAAATGCAATATTTGAGAAATCAAGTTGCAAATTCAAATCCTTTAAACAATTTTACGCCAACTATTAACAGTCGCGATATTTTAACACCTGTTCAAACAGTAAAAAATTTAACATCAAGAATTGACACAACAAATCCATTTTCAATTTATGAAGTTGAGCAATCACCTGTAAAGCTAGATTACGTACAATCAGACAAAGGAATTGTTTCAGCAGAACAAAAATCAATGTTATACGTATATGTTGACCCCTGGGGCATTAAATGGAGATTACCAGGCGAAGAGCTGGAAATATCTAATTTACTTGGCGGAGGGGCAGTTGTCGCAACAGCAGGTGCATCTAAATATATGCGTGATGCAGGAAATTTTATACAAAATTTAGGCACAAAATATCGTGATAAACGATATAATACTGAAGTTAATTTATTACAAAAATTACAAAATCAAATGACTATAAAAAATTCACCATTAGGAATACGCGGACTTACGTCTGGAATACGAAAAACCCAAGATGAAATTAATGGGTTTGTTAGAAGTGCGTATTAAAAACAAAAAACCATGCAAATGCAAGAATTGCCGAAAGCAATATAAACTAAAAAGGAAAGTTAAAAAATGAATGGAATGAATCAAAATAATCTTTTGACAACTCCGTTGACGCCTAAGCGATCAACAAGGATAGATCAAAAGACAGTTATTACATCAGGAAACGCAGGTAAAATTATACCTGTCGCATGTATACCACTACTCCGCGAAGACGGTGTAAAGCGATCAAGAATGCAAATCGCAGTGGAAATGATGGAAACTGCTGAGACGTTATTTAACGGCGTAAACGTGACTGTAAATGCTCATTTAGTACCTAAGTTAGCATTCGATCGTTTTAATGGAATGGACGATTTAAACAGGTCATACCAAGGCGTACCACGTGAGGATGGCGAAACGCCAATCCCATTTATTGAAACACATACATTTAGCCAAGCTGATAATGAGTTTTATCAAACTTTAGGTATGCACGCACAAGGATCAGCAACAGTAAACCGAGATTATATTGAGGCATATAATACTGTTGTAAACTTTAGACGCAAACAGCGTTCTTCAAGTTTATCAATGCGAACAATGACAGATACGTCATTGGCTCAAGCATTTTGGAACCATACGACAATGGCACATATTGTACCTGATTTTGATCAGGCAATTATTGATGGTGAAGTATCATTAAATGTTGTCAACGAAGTAATGCCTTTAAGATCCACAGAATATGCATCTTTTTTAGATGCGGCAGGCAATACACAACCATATAAATACCCAATGGCTGATGCTAATTATACACCTGCAGGAACATCAGGTAATTATAATTGGGAAGATGAAATTTGGGCTGAAATGCAACAAAATGGTATTACAGTTTCATTATCTAATATTGAAATGGCAAGAAAGACACAAGCTTTTGCAAAAGCTCGTAGTTTATACCAAGGGCATGATGATGATTATATCATAGACACATTGATGGCGGGAATTAGAATTCCTGATCAAGCAATGAAACAACCAATATTATTAGCACAACAACGCACGCAAATGGGTTACCAACAACGCTTTGCATCAGACGCGGCAAATCTTGACGAGTCAGTTACAGTTGGCGGTGCATTGGTTGATATAACAATGAGAACTCCCGCTATAAACACAGGCGGAATTATCGTTGTAACATGCGAAATAACACCAGAGCAGTTATTTGAGCGACAAAAAGATCATTATTTACATAATACATCAGTAAGTAATTATCCTGAGTTCACAAGAGATGAACTTGATCCAGAAAAAGTAAGTATCGTAACAAACGATCATATTGATGTGGATCATACAACACCAAATGCTGTATTTGGTTATGCACCTCTCAATCATGAATATATGCGAAGCTCGCCAAATATCGGAGGTAAGTATTACCGACCAGATGTAGATGCGTCATTTGACGAGGACAGACAAAAAATCTGGGCAAATGAAACTGTAGACCCAGAATTAACAGAGGATTTTTATCTCTGTAACAATGTTCATCACAAAGTATTTGCTGATAGTACTAGCGACGCATTTGAAATTACAGCACGCGGTACATTTGAAATCACAGGAAATACAGTATTCGGCGGCGCGTTAAAAGAAGCAACCGACGATTATGACCAAGTAATGGCAGATGTTGATCAAACAAGATTAACAAAAGCATAAAAGTCCCCTCCCCTGCCCTGGTAAAAAGTAATTTTTACCAGGGTAATTAACAATATAGGAAAAAAAATGAAACGTTATCAAATTCAAGCCCTCGATGGGTGGAACAAATTAAAGTTAAACGAAACTTTAGAATTTGTTGTCAAAG